AAATGATGGCCACCGCACCATATTCCCGCAGACTCAATCTGACTCGAGATCAGCTTGCTGAGTTCCTGACTGATCAGCAACAGATCAGGCAGTTCGAGATGCTGTTTGCCACCGTGGATGAGATTCAGGTTATCACTGGAACTGACTTTGAGTACCAGGCAGACACCGCGGCAGCCAACGCCAACAACGCGCTGGCCCAGATCAGCGCACTGGCTCAAGACACCGCAGTTGATGACGCTGTGCTGAATGCCAAGGTGCAGCAGGCTTTGGATGCTATCCCACGCTTGGCCCAATCACTTGAGTTGCTGGCGCTGGCCCCTGTGCGTAACAATGTAGAGCTGGCGCACGATGTGAATGGCATCCTGCCCTATGCAAACCAAACCGCCTCAGTGCGATCAAATCAGGTGCTCACATGGCTTTCGATGTAATCACACCAACCAAGCTCGGCCAAGCGGCCATCACCACTGGAGTGACCACGCTGTACACCGTACCGGCAGGAACTCGCACATTTTTCAAAGAATTCACCATTGCCAACACCACGGCAGCGGCCATCAATGTGCGTGTGTTTTTGGTGCCATCCGCAGGGTCTGCTGGGACTTCAAACGCATTTATTTATGACATTCCAGTACCAGCAAACAATGCTTTGCAATACGATGGCGTGCAGATAATCAATGCAGGCGACACAGTTCAAATTCAGGCTGCATCAACAGGACTGACCATCACCGCCAGCGGTGCAGAAGCTACATAAGGAGAATGAAATGACCGTATCCATCAAAGTGTTGATTCCTGCAAAGCAGGCTGAAAACTCACAGACCACACAGTACACCGCAGTCAACTGCAAAGCGATCATTGACAAGTTCACAGCCACCAACACCACGGCAGGCAATGTGACGATCAGCGTCAACTTGGTGACAAGTGGCGGCACAGCAGGAACGACCAACTTGATCGTCGATACTCGCAGCATTGCACCCGATGAGACCTACACTTTCCCCGAGCTGGTTGGCCAATCACTGGAGTCTAGTGGCTTCATCTCCACTATTGCCAGCGCAGCCACATCACTGACCATCCGCGCATCTGGCCGCGAAATCACTTAAGGAGAACAGCATGGACAAATTTATGATGATGCCCAAAGGATTTATGGGCCTGCCGATGGAGGAGGAATTCATCACCACAGCAGAGAACAAAAAGAACACCCAGATCGTCATTGATGACTGGATGCTTGGCCCAGAGAATCCAAGCAACGAGCCAACGGCCAACAAAACCTATTGGATCGCAGTGGGCAAAGCCATGCAAGTGGATGAAAAAGAGTCTCGTCGTCGTCGGTGCTCGAACTGCGAGTACTACGACAACAGCACCATGACGCAGGCCAAGATGGAGCGTATCCCTCGCAATGACTGGGACACCGATGCCGGTTTCCGTGGTTACTGCACCAAATTCGAGTTCATTTGCCACGATCTGCGCGTCTGCCAGGCCTGGGATGAGCGTGAATTTGAAATGGAAGATTGACCAAATGCCAAAATGTGGGAAAATAAAAGCGCTGAGTCTATCGGGCCACCAGCAGCTCACCCTGCACAGGAGTGTCCGATGAGTCATGTCGCGGTTCAGGAAGTGAAAGTTGGCGTGCCAGCCGAACACCTGCCCATCTATCACCTAGAGGCCGAGCTGCTCAAGCTGCCCCAGGTGGACATGCCTGTTGACCACGACTTCTGCAATGGCCTGTACGCTCGGACAATGCACATCCCTGCTGGCACCGTCCTGACTGGTGCAATTCACCGAGAGGAATCGTTCTTCTTGGTGCGCAAAGGCGAATTGATCGTCAGCACCGACAACGGCCCACGCACCCTTGTCCCAGGAGACATGAGCATCTCCAAGATCGGCACAAAGCGTGCTGGCATCGCTTTGACTGATGTCGAGGTGACCACATTTCACGCAAACCCAAGCAACGAGCAAGAACCACAAAAACTGTGGAACTTGTTCACCATTCCAGCGCCATCGACAGTTCTTGAAACTGTGCAATCTGCGCAATTGGAGGAATCAAAATGACATTCGGACTATCAGGAGCAGCACTGACTGGTGTTGCCATAGGTGGTGCAACACTTGTATCTGGATACATGCAGTCCAAGTCAGCATCGAGCGCAGCAGCAGCCCAAGGTGCTGCATCTCAGGCTGGAATTGATGAGCAACGCGCACAGTTTGAAGCGATGCAAAAAATCTTGGCTCCTTACGTCTCAGCAGGGACGACAGCCATTCAAGGACTTGCACCATACGCAGCCGCTGGTGCGCCAGCACTTGAACAGCAGCAAGCATTGCTTGGCCTTAAAGGGCCAGAGGCAGAGCGTGCGGCCATTGAGCGCATCAGAAGCGGAGAGACATTCCAAGCACTTGCTGGTCAAGGCGAAGAAGCTCTTTTGCAACGTGCATCAGCCACTGGTGGCTTGCGAGGTGGCAATGTACAGGGCGCACTGGCACAGTTCAGGCCAGCATTGCTGTCCAGCCTCATTGAGCAGCAATATGGACGCTTGGGTGGCATGACTGCGCTGGGACAAGAAACCACATCAAATGTGGCAAGACTTGGCCAGGCATCCGCAGCAGGAACAGGGGCCGCTGCACAGGCCACAGGCGCAAACATAGCAACATTGCTCGGCCAGCAAGGTGCAGCTCAGGCTGGCGCTGATATTGCTCAGGGCAAGGCATTTGCTGCAATACCATCAGCAATTTCTGGTGGCCTCGGAATATTTAGTGGCTTAGGAGGGAAATTCTGATGCCAGCACCCATTGATTACGGCGTTCAAATCGCTGACCCGACTCAGTCATTCTTAAGTGCTTTTCAGGCTGGGGCTGGCATCCAGGAGGCCAGACTTAAGCAAGAGCAGCAACAAATGCAACTTGCCAATCAAAAGTTGGTGCAAGAAGGATTTAACAAGTTGCGTCAACCAGGCGCAACTGCTGCTGACTATGCAAACCTTTCCATGCTGTTACCAGAAACGCAAGCCAAAGCTGTGCGTGAGAGCTTCGGCATGTTGTCAGGAGAGCGTCAGCAAGCAGCACTGCAACAATCTGGACAGGTCTTTTCTGCATTCAAAGCAGGCAAGCCAGAGATTGCTATCAGCCTGCTCGATCAACAGATCGAAGGCAAGCGCAATTCGGGCGATGAAGCCGGTGCCAAGTTCCTGGAGACCTGGCGCGATGTGGCCAAACAAGACCCAAAGGCCACAGAAGACTATTTTGGATTCACCATCTCGCAAATGCCTGGTGGCGACAAAGTGATCACCAGTGCCATTGCATTGGGTGGTGAAGGCAGGGCGGCAGCTCAAGCTCCAGCAGAACTGCGTCAGAAAATTGCTGCTGCTGACAAAGCCGTGGCAGATGCCACTACAGCGCAGGCAACCGCCACCAATGCGCCAGCGAAGGCGGCTGCTGATGCTCAACTGGCAGTGGCCCAAGCACAAAAAGCTGCTGTTGATGCCAAGTATGCAGAACAAATCACACTCGAAGACCTTAAAAAGAAAGCCGCTGATCTTGGCCTGACAAAAGCTCAGACCGGATCAGCATTGGCACAGACCAAGAAACTGGGCGTGGAGACCTCAAAAGCCGCACTTGAATTGGAAGCACTCAAAGCCAGTGGTGGACTTGATCCGGCAAAATCATTTGAACAGGAAGAAAAACTGCGAAAAGAATTCCAAGGGCGTACCAAGGTGTATGGCGAATTGGGCACCACCTATCAGAACATGAAATCATCTGCTGATGCAAAGACTGGCCCAGGCGACATTGCATTGATCACCGGATTCATGAAGATGCTCGATCCAGGATCAGTGGTGCGCGAAACAGAATTTGCAACTGCACGCGATACCGCAGGCCTGTATGAACGCCTGCAAAACCAAGCCCAGAAACTCCAAAGCGGTCAACTTTTCACGCTGGACTCAAAACAGAGAAAAGAATATACCGACTTGGCCAAGCAATATCTGGACTCGGCCCAGAAGAAAGCAGTCGACGACAAAAAAGCACTTGGTGTGGTGGTCAAGAACTACCGACTCAACCCTGACAACGTGTTCGGGCCAGAGACGGCAGAAGCACCACCTGCACCAGTTGGTGGTGGTCGTGGTAATGTGAATCCTCCTACTGTTGGACAACGAACTGTGACGGTGGACTACTAATATGGCCTACTCCATCACGACCAAAGATGGCATCACCATCAACAACATCCCAGATGATGTTGCACCAGATTCACCCGATCTAAAAGCTCGGGTTACAGCAATTCGTGCCGGTGGTGGAACTGCCGCACTGGAAACTGCGCCAGCGCCAGCGCCAGCAGAAACAACCATGCAAGGAATCACTGGTGCAATTACACGTGGTGTGGCACCCATTGCAGCAGGCGCAACACTTGGAGCTGCTGCTGGCCTTCCATTGGCTGGTGTTGGTGCAATTCCAGGTGCAATTGCAGGAGCAGGAGCAGCCGGTCTTGCTATGACCGTTGGCGATCCAATCGTCAGCTCTATCAATAGCTTGCTTGGCACCAAGTACACATTGCCAACTCAGGCAATGGAAGACTTACTGACACGCCTTGGAGTTGCCGAGCCAAAAACAGCAGCCGAGCGCATTGTTCAAACAACATCAGCCGGTGCAGCCGGTGCTGGAGGCATGGCAGCCGCTGGCAAAGCTATTGAAATGGCCGCTGGCGCTGCTAAACCTATCACGCAGGCAATAGGTGCTCAATTGGCTGCCAAGCCAGTAGCGCAAGTTGTAGGCGGTGCAGGTGCTGGCCTAGCAGGACAGGCAGCAAAGGAAATGGGCGCTGGCCCAGTTGGTCAGATTGCAGCAAGCATTGCAGGTGGTGTGGCTGGAGCAAAGTTGGCCACCACAAAAATACAGCCAACAGCAGCTCAGTTGCCATCCGATATTGCAGATGCAGAGCGTGCAGGTGTTACTTTAATGACCACTGATGTGGTGCCTCCCCGCACCTTTGCGTCAAAGTGGTTGCAAACCATTGGTGAACGTATTCCAGGCGCAGGCACTGGTGGAGTTCGTCAAGCTCAACAGACAGAGCGTATTGAAGCTGTACGCAATGTGTTGCGCGACTTTGGAGCTGATGATGCTGCCAGAGCAGCAGACGATGTGATGAAAGACTTGGCCACCAAACGTGGCGCTGATCTGTCCAAGTATGCTGGAGCAAAAACAGAAGTTATTGAGCGTCTTGGACAGACTGGTACAGTGCCAATGACCAATACGGTGCAAGCCATTGACGATCAGATTGCT